TTTGGGCTTGGTAATCTGCTAAATACTAGGAACAGGAGTTCCTAATGGGCATTGAATCAGAAAACAGCTTAGAAACACTCAAACAAGACCTATTCAAGTATGTCCAATATCAACTGGGTAGTGAAATTGTTGACCTTGAATTGGATGCAGAACATTTTGAATCTGCTTACCGTAATACTATTGGTACCTATCGTCAGCGGGCTGAAAACGCCTATGAAGAAAGCTACACCTTCATGGAACTGGTCACCAATGTTAACATCTACACCTTGCCGCAAGAAGTGCAAAGTGTGCGACAGGTATTCCGTAGAACTTTTGGTGACTCCACTGGTCCGTTCGCTTCAAACTTTGATCCATTTAGCCAGGCATCGTTGAACGTGTATCTCATGAACTTCAACGTGGCCGGCGGTCTTGCCACGTACGATTTCTACAGTCAGTACGTGGAGTTGGCTGGTCGTATGTTTGGTGCCTACATGGTTTATACCTTTAATCCTACCACCAAAAAACTACAGCTCATGCGCGATCCTAAGGGCTCAGGTGAAACAGTATTACTCTGGACCTACAACTACAAGCCCGAATTTAACATGCTGACTGATCCGCAGATTACACAATGGATTCGTAACTATATGGTAGGCAACTGCAAGCTGATTATTGGTGAAGCTCGTGAGAAATTTGGCACCATAGCCGGCCCACAAGGCGGTGGTACATTAAACGGTACGGCTATGAAGGCCGAAGGCTTGGCCATCATGGAACGCGGCATTGAAGAACTCAAAACCTACGTAGACGGTTCGCAACCACTCACCTGGGTAATCGGCTAACTACAAGTTTTGTGCCAACGAATAAAGTTGGTCAATGAAGTAGATTTCTTACAGCAATATGGAGTCAAATTGGATTTACGCAAATAAGCGTAAACATACTAGTTGAGTGGATAAGTATTCATGCTGATTGCTCCTTTTAAGCATTAGAGTCGGTGGATATGTCCAGTATCGCGATCGACACCATTATTTAGTTGACAGACACCATTTTTTCTTGTATAATCATTAAATGGATTGTATGATTGATATTGAAGGATTGGCAACTGGACCTGATGCAACTATTTTAACAATAGCATGCCAAGCCTTTGACCCTTTAGGGTCAGGATACTACAGTCAACAATACTATGCTCGAATTACTTTAGAAAGCCAAGAAGGACGTGGTATTGAACAAGGGACTATAGACTGGTGGGCTACACAGCCCGAGGCACAAGCAGAAGCCTTCATGGAAGAAGGCCGAGTTCCCTTAGATCAAGCTCTATCTAGTTTATATAAACTAGTATGGAAATGTAATCGTGTCTGGATGAATGGACCCACGTATGATGCAAATATTCTGGAACATGCCTACAAGAGCTATGGTATGGCATTGCCTTGGCAGTTTTACAAAATTAGAGACACCAGAACCGTTTACAGTCTCTGGCCCGAACTGCCTAAACCGCCTACCAGTCACCATGCCTTAGAAGATTGTCGCCGCCAGATTGACATGCTACAGGCCACACTAAGACACTTGAATGTAAAGGAAATCAGATGATTATAGGAATTTGTGGACTGATTGGCTCGGGCAAGGATACCATTGCTGATTACCTACAAAACATACATGAATTTCGTAGAGAAAGTTTTGCAAGCACGCTCAAAGATGCTGTATCCGCAGTGTTTGGCTGGGATAGAGAACTTTTAGAAGGGCGCACCAAAGAAAGTAGAGCCTGGCGTGAACAGGTGGATACTTGGTGGGCTGAACGCTTGAACATGCCCGGCCTTACTCCACGCTGGGTATTACAACACTGGGGAACAGAAGTAGTGCGCCGTAGTTTTCACGACGATACCTGGATTGCCAGCTTGGAAAACAAACTGCGTAAAACCACGGACGATGTAGTAATAAGCGACTGTCGCTTTCCTAATGAAATAGCGGCCATTAAACGTGCTGGCGGCATGGTTATTAGAGTAGTTCGTGGCCTGGAACCCGAATGGTATCAAGTGGCAGAATATGCCAATAGTGGGCTTGAAATGTTTCAAGAAAAGTTAAAAAGCTACGGTGTCCATGCCAGCGAAACTGCCTGGATTGGAACCCAGTTTGATGCTGTGGTTGATAACAACGCCGACGGTCTAGACAATCTCTACAAACAGGTCAAAGATCTGGTTCAAGATCTCCAGGGCGCCAGGGCAGATTTGACCGTTTGACTTCCTCAACACAATTTTGACAAATAGTTTTTAAGTTTCGCACAGCACTGTTGTTCATGTTGCCATCAATGTGATACACCATTAGCTGTGCCGAATACTTGGCCCTGAAGCCGCATCGATCACATGTGGGTTTTTTCTTGTAGCCAGATTTGGTCCAGCGAGCTTCGGGTGGTTTTTGTTTTCGTCCTCGCTTGACACAGTACTCACAGCGACTACGATAGTGTGCAACACCATCACGATAGTAGTTTACAGCACAAAATCGTTGGTTGCAGGCGGTACAAGTGGGTCTTTCCATGCAAATACTTATGAAAACCTTTGGCAAAGGGGTGCGATACACGACTCTTTTTGAGATAACCGATAAATATCTTTATTAATAAAAAGGATTTTGTTATGACCTTACTATCACCTGGTGTACAAGTCAGTGTAATTGATCAAAGTAATTATACTCCAGCCGCTTCTGGCTCGGTACCATACTTCTTAATTGCTACGGCACAGAATAAAATTTCTGGCGCTGGTACTGGAGTTGCTCCTGGAACACTGGCTGCAAATGCTAATAAATTGTATTTGATGACAAGTCAGCGAGACTTGTTATCTACCTATGGTAATCCGTTCTTTTACAATACTACAGCAGGCACTCCAATTAACGGTTATGAACTCAACGAATACGGTTTATTGGCTGCGTACTCGGCATTGGGAGTTACCAATCAGGCCTATGTACAACGGGTTGATATTGATTTGGCTGCACTGACGGCAAGTTTGACACGCCCAACCGGCGCACCGGCAAATAATACCTTTTGGTTAGATACTACCAATTCAAAATGGGGTCTTAATCAATGGAATATCACAACATCGGCATTCACTAACCAGGTGCCATTGGTTATTACCGACACCGGAGATTTAGAAACCGATTCAACTGTACCTTTGCAAAGCTATGGCAGTATCGGTAACTACGCTGTGGTGGCAACAAATCTTAAAAATCCAATTTATTACAAGCGTAGTGGACCAACAAGTTCCCAAGCTCCAAACTGGTTACAAGACAGCTACACAGCCGACGAACTGTACAACACCTGGGTTCTGCTCGGCGGCAACGAGTGGAAAACAGCATGGCCCACCATCACAGGTACCACTGCACCTACCAGCTTGACTGCTGGCAACACAGTGATCATCAATGGTCATACAGTTACAGTTTCATCTACACCAAGCGACAACACAGTACAATATCTAGTTGGCCAAATCAACAGTGCTGTCAACAGCTACGGCGTTTATGCTGCCAACATTGGTGGTAGTTTGAACCTGTATGCCGACGGCACAGCCACAGGCGCTACAGTTTCTGTAACTGGCGCCACGGGCAACGGTACAGTGGCTACCTTGTCTTTCAGCACCCAAACAGTTGCTCCATTTATTGTTGGTGACGAAATTGTAGTTTCTGGAATCAATCCTACCGGCTACAACGGCACTTATACAGTAACGGCCTGCACAACTACCACGGTCAGTTATGCCAGCACTGAGTCAGCCAGCTATGTCAGTGGTGGCAGTGTAACAGGTGGTGCAGCCAACGGTGGTGTAATCTACGTCACAGGAACAGCCTTGACTCAGTTAGGTATTACAGCTGGCGAGTACTATGCTCCTCAATACAACTATGGTCCCAATTATGCTGCTCCAAAATGGAGAGCTGGTCAGACCATGCCAGCTCCGACTGGTTCGATATTCCAACAAACCAACAGCGTAAATTTGGGCGCGACCTTGGTTGTTAAAAATTACAGTTCTACACTGGGTACATTTGTTGCACAGGCCTGCCCTGTGTACTCTAATAATGCCAGTGCTATCTATGCCTTGGATCCATCACAGGGCGGCGGTGCAATACCGTTGGGCACTACCTATGCCCAAATTGACCCATATCAAAATTCTACTGGTGCGCTTCAAATTTTGGAAAGATATGCCACAGGTGCCACAATTATCACGGCAACCAATAGCAATCCAACATTTACCACAGGCTCAACCTTTACAATTTCCGCAACTGAACCCGAAACCGGCACCTACACAACACCAGTAACGGCCACTATTGTAGGAACTTCTACCGCTGACTTCGTAGCAGCAGTCAGTGCGGCCAGTGTAGAAAATGTTAGTGCTACTGTCAACAGCAGTGGTGCATTGGTTCTGACGCATGCTGCCGGGGGAGATATCATCCTGGTTGATGGTACTCATTCACCTATCAGCACAGCAGGATTCACGGTGTACACTTCACCATCAACATCATACAGTGTGGGTGTAACTTATGTAAACTCTGTAGATGCATCGGCTGGATATCAGCTGAGCAACTGGGCCACATATCCAACCTTTACCTACATAGCCAGTGCAGGAGCACCAGATCAAAATCCTGCCAGTGGCACCTACTGGTACTACAGCGACGCCACCACAGCAGACATCATGATTCAATACAATGGTGCCTGGGTTGGTTATCAAAACTGCCCACTGGATGTGCGTGGATATGATTTAAGTTTGACCAATGCTGCAGGTCCAATTTTCAGTACTACAGCACCAACTACACAGACTGATTCAACACAGAGTCCATTGCAGTATGGCGATCTGTGGATCAACACCAGTGATTTAGAAAATTACCCATTGCTTTTCCGTTGGGAAAATATCAGCGGACAAGATCAATGGGTTCAGATCAACAACACCGATCAGACCACAATCAATGGTATCCTGTTTGCTGATGCTCGTTGGGCTCCAAATAGCACAACCAACCCAGTATCGGATCCAATTCCTTCGATCACCAGTTTGTTGGTCAGCGACTATTTAGATTTGGACGCACCAAATCCAGGACTGTATCCAGATGGTATGTTGTTGTGGAACACACGCCGTTCAGGATTCAACGTCAAACAGTTTGAGTACAACTACTTTAATTCAACATCATTCCCAGGTGAATCTTTACCAACTCAAACAAGTACCTGGGTAACAGCCAGTGGCAATCGCAACGACGGTAGTCCATACATGGGACGTCAAGCTCAGCGAGCCATTATTGTCAAGGCTCTGCGTGCTGGCATTGACAGCAATACAACAATACTTGAAAATCAAATTCAATTTAATTTGTTGGCTTGCCCAGCTTATCCAGAACTTGCTGCAAACATGGTAACATTAAATGACAATCGTAGAGATACTGGATTTGTTGTGGTCGATACACCATTGCGCTTGACCCCAAGTGAAATTGTAACCTGGGCGACAAACAACAACGGTGCAGGATTGGCAACAGGCGATGGCAATTCAGCCATTGGAGCTGCTTATGCGGGCGCATTCTACCCCAGCTGTCAAACTACTGACCTTAGTGGTAACTTGGTAGTCACAGCACCGAGCCACATGATGATTCGCACCATTATTCGCAGCGATGCGGTCAGTTATCCATGGTTTGCGCCAGCTGGATTGCGACGCGGTGTAGTCGACAATGCCCAACTTATTGGATACATTAATTCAGTCACCGGAGTGTTTACAGCCAATACTGTTAACCAAGCCTTGCGCGATGTGCTGTATCAAAATGATATCAACCCAATCACCTTTATTCCAGGCGCTGGTATTGTTAACTTTGGCAATCATACCCTGCAAGGAACCAACACAGCATTGGATCGTATCAACGTGGCACGTTTGGTAGCTTACCTGCGTGGTCAGTTAGAACGCATTGGTAATCAGTACTTGTTTGAACCCAACGACGCTATAACTCGTTCGGCCATTGCTGGGCAGATTACATCACTGATGAACGCATTGGTAAGTCAACGCGGCATCTACGATTATTTGGTAGTGTGTGATTTGACAAATAATACTCCTGCAACCATTGATGCAAACGAATTGTTTGTTGACATTGCAATCGAGCCAACAAAGGCAGTGGAATTTATTTACATACCAATGCGTATACAAAACACTGGTACTATAGCAGCACAACAGTCGGCTTAACACAGTTGGGACAAAGGTTGTCCCAACAAGCCGCCATAAATAAAGTATATTAGGAGAATAACAAATGGCAACAGCTTCGCTAACACGAATGAGCGTACCAGACTTGGATAATAGTCAACAGCCTCAACAAGGTTTGTTGATGCCCAAACTACAGTATCGCTTTCGCGCTACTTTTACAAATTTTGGTGTTGCTCCTACGGCTGCTCCTGTTACACAGCAGGTCATGGATTTCACACGTCCTAATATCACTTTTGACAACATTGATCTTCCTATCTATAACAGTACTGTTAAAATTGCTGGTAAACATTCCTGGGCCGACATCACTTGCAAACTGCGTGATGATGCCAGTGGTACTGCAAGTACTTTGGTTGCTGGTCAATTACAGAAACAATTAGACTTTAACCAGCAAAGCGGTTCGGCCGCCGGCATCGACTACAAGTTTACTGTACAGTTTGATGTGCTGGATGGCGGTAACGGCACCAATGCTCCAACTGTATTAGAAACTTGGTATATATACGGTGCTTATTTGCAAGCTGTAAACTATGATGCAGCCAATTATGGTACAAACGAGGTCATGACTATTACCATGACCATCCGTTACGATAATGCACAGCAAGTACTTAACGGCAATCTCACCGACGGTGTTGGATCAACACCTACCTCTACTGTAGCAGGTCAAGGTCAACCAGGACAGCCCGTTTCGACAGGCTAAGATTTAGCCCATGGGAATTCCTACAGACTTACAATCTTTTCCGCAGGGAAAAGGTCTAACTGATTACGATCACGCAGCTAAAACCTTTGATACTGGTGGATTTTACAAAGCCAATGGCCAAACGCTACAGAACGGTCCAAGTGGAACTTATCAATATCTTCCACGAAATAAATTTTTATTTCATGTATATTTCAATGTCAATTTAAATATACCGGCGCTGGCTAATTTGTTTTCGGGTGGCAAATTACCACGAGTAGGATTGATGGTTAAAACAGCACAGTTGCCCAGCTACGACATAGATGTGGCCACCATGAACCAGTACAATCGCAAACGTCTGGTTCAAACCAAAATCAACTACAATCCTGCAACCATTGTATTCAACGATGACAACAGTGACTTGATACGCAACATGTGGTATCAGTACTATCAGTACTATTACAATGATCCTACCTATCAGTACGGCGATACTCCAGCACAGTCGGGCGTGCTAGGACAGCTAGCCACACCCTTGCCGGTAATTGGAGCCAATTACAATGTGAGCGATGTGTATGCTCCAAATAGACCAGTTGAACACTGGGGTCTCAGCGGGCAAGGCTACACCAATCCTACCTTGGAAAGTCTGGCCAGCAGCCTGTTGACTGGTCCACAAAGTGGGCAACAGCCCTTCTTCAATGACATAACCATTTATGGCATGAGTCAGAAGACTTTTGCTCAGTACACCATGATCAATCCGTTGATCACCAACTGGACCCACGACACCTACGATTACAGTCAAGGCAATCAGGTTGTAACACACACCATGACTTTCCGTTACGAAACAGTCAAGTACTATTCCGGTGATATTGGCGGAGCACAACCCAGTGAAACAGTACCTGGATTTGCCAGTAACGAATACTATGACACTACACTCAGCCCAATTGCTGCACCTAATAGCAATAATCTAGTTCAACAAAGCGGTAGTCTAGTAAGTGTACCGAACGGAACAAAACAAGATTTACAAGCGCTGAATACGGGCCAGAATACCTTGCAAAATATTGTTGGTGCAGTGGGCCAAGGCCTAGTACCAGCAGCGGCCGGATTACTAGGCACCGCACTAGCTGGATCAGACAGCACAACACAGGCCTTGCTGGCTGAATTAGCTCCAGCCGTAGCCTTCGGAACACCACAGGCCGCACAGCAGGCACAGAATTCGCCATTTGGATTTTTATTTTCATCTCCGCCTGGAACCGCCAATCCACCAGATCCAGTTGGTCCTCCAGTATCACTGGCAGATCCAAGTACATCGGCCTGGCAAGCGGCCTATGACAGTGGTAACATTCCACAGGACTAATCATGGGCTCAGTCAACGCAATCAACAACAAAACTGATCAAACAGTACAGATATTTGATCGGTTCTACAGTTATCAACAGAGTGTAGCGGCAGACGAGTACGATGCTGTGCTCAGTTATTTCAAATCAGTCTTTGGCAATGCCGAAGCAGCTGCCAACTTTACTGTAAGCCTGTTTAGAGTGGCTCAAAGATCAAATATCCCAGTAATGACCTTGTTGCAACAGATACAAGGGCAGTCAGGGCCTCAGCTCACGGCCAGCTTGGCCTATTTCTTAAACGGAGTGCGCAGTGCTACTACCTTGTTGGGCGTAAAAGTTGCGACTCAACCCAACTATTATGTAGCTCATAACATTAGGATTTGATCTATGAGCAAGTTTGCATCGGGTCCTTATGTGGTCAAAAATGCACAAAAATATGTAGGTAGTGGAGTACCCAGATACCGTAGTTCATGGGAATGGGCATTCATGAACTTTTGTGACACCAATGAAAATGTCCTACAATGGGCCAGCGAGCCAGTGCGTATTCCTTACCGGCATCCCATTACTGGAAAAAATACTACTTATGTACCCGACTTTATTGTGACCTATCGCGGACCCAACAATACCATGCGGGCTGAACTGATTGAAATCAAACCCAAAAGCCAGAGTTTGATTGAAGAAAAGCAAAGCCAACGAGATCGTGCGCAGGTCGCAATCAACTATGCCAAATGGGATCAGGCCACCAAATGGGCTCGTGCCAATGGCTTGAGTTTTAGGGTTATAACCGAAGATCAGATATTCCGCAATGGCGGCACCAAAAAGCGGTAAATATCTGCATGACCAAAAAATTAGAAGAGTTGTTTGGGTTTGACAATCTGGAAGCCACTACTCCAGCTGAAGATTCTGCGCCTCAAAACATCGAAGAAACTCGTACAGCATTGGCTGCCATAGATACCACCATCGACAAAATTGATGCAGCCTTGCCGGCTGTACGCGGCCTAGATGCATCCGATGTTGAAATGGACGAGCTGGCTGCCAAGGCCACTGCCACTTTTGATGATCTCATGGATCTTGGCATGAACATCGACAGCCGTTATGCTTCAGAAATATTTGCCGTGGCTGGAGCCATGCTGGGTCATGCTCTTACTGCTAAAACAGCCAAGATGAACAAGAAACTCAAAATGATTGATCTACAGATGAAAAAGCTGAAACTGGATCAAGAGCGTGGTGAAGATCCTGAAGTAGAAACAGCTCATGGCCAAGTCTTGAGCCGCAATGATCTGCTAGAGCGTTTGATCAGCAACCGACCAAAAGATTAAATTTGCATAAATATCATATAGGGATACAAATATGAAAAATTTTCAACAATACCTCGCCGAAAGCGAAAGAACCTACAATTATCGTATCAAATTTGTAGGCGACTTAGAATCAGATTTTTTAAAGCGTCTTGAAGACAAACTCAAACAGTTTGATCCTGTCAAAATTTCTGCCGCTAAAACTACACCAGTTCAACTCAAACCTGCAGATTTTCCTGCATACGACAACGAGCGTGTAACTCATGTGGATGTGGAATTCCGCTATCCAGCCGTTGAGCCACAGATACATGCATTGTCGCAACTGTTAGGTATGAATCCCAATCGTGTGCGCATGTTGACCGTACCTTACGAAGATGGTATGGCAGAAGAAAAAGCCAAAATTGAAGACGAAAATAAAGACCTTTTGGCCAACACTGACTATCCAGCTGATGATGCTGAACAGAAAGCCCTGAAGAAAGATTATTCAGCACCGTACGATGAGCATGCTGTGTTAAAAAATACTTACCGCAGCGACTTCACAGTGGCTGGTGGCAAGACACCGCCTGCCAAGACCACAAACGATTTGCCCATGGGCAACATGAGTCCTATGACCAAGATGCATCGTAAACCCAAGCCACCAACTGGCGCAAAACCAAGGAACATATAATGACATTTTTTTACGACCTCAACAAACGACTAGCCGACTTGGCTGCCAAACAAGATCAACGTCTTGACGAAAGCCGGACCGCTGTTGATGAAAGTGCCTTCTCCAAGTTGGCCAAAGAGATTAGCAAGAACCCCAAGGTAAAAAATCCTGCGGCAGTTGCTGCCACCATTGGTCGTGAAAAGTATGGTCAACGGGCCATGACAAAGAAAGCCATTGCTGGCAAGAAAGCCAAGCATCATGAAATGGATGAAGACTTTAGTCCCATCAACGAAAAGTTTGCCGAACCAGTAAAACTGAATCCGGCCAAGAAAGGCATGTTTGCCGGCAAGACCAAAGCAGAACTACAAAAACAATACAACCATTTGAAGGCATCGGGTCCACATCACAAAGGTAGTCCTGAGTACACCAAGATGAAAGAGTTGGCCTTTGCTATCCGTGCCAAGTCAGGTTGGGGCAAGATGGACGAAGCCGACATGGAAGAAGGCAACGAGTTCTCGGGCGAGCGATTAAAAGCAATCAAAGCTGGCAAAAAAGAATTCAAAGTAGATGGCAAGACCTATCATGTCACAGGTGACACCACCGATGAAAAAATGATGGAAAAGAAAGAACCCAA